CACTTGTTGCACTTGATGGACTATCTACAATTCCAACTACTGAAGTTCCAGATGAAGTAGCATCCCATTCAACTTCAAAATACCATTTTCCTGATGATACACCTATAGTTGATGTATTATAAGTTTCGTTAGATGATGTAACAATTTTTAAATTACCTTCTGAAAAAGTTGATGCTGGATAATAATTATCCAAAGGATTTAATGTTGCAAAATTAACTTCAGGATAATCAGTTGACTGATCTATTGATGTTAAATTATTAACCGTGAATGTATTACCATTAGGTGATGAATCTGTTCCAAGTGCTGCAGAATTTTGAAACTGTAAGTTAAATCCATTAGTGCCAAAGGTTCCTGTATAAGGAATCGGGGTCCAAACTCCATCTGAGTTTTCAACTCCAAATGATGTTGGGTCTAATGCTTGATTATCAATCCAAACTATTTCAGACATATAACCATCAAAAAAACTACTAGAACCTGTATATGCACCAATATATTGAATTTCTCCAGATTGATTAAATTTTAAATTTGCATTTTGACTTGGATATGTTGTTGATGAAAGACTTGTTTCTTGAACACCATTTATATATAATTTTATTCTATTTGTTGATGTGCCTTGTGTACTATCAAAAGCAACTACAATGTGCATCCAAGCAGATGGATCTCTATAAACCGCATTGGTTTTTAAATAAAAAAGTTCAGAACCACCATTCTCTCCATATATTCTTATAGTATTAGCAGTTTCAAAAGTAATCATCATATAGTTGCCACTACTTTCATATTCCATAAAAAGAATTTTTTGATTAGAAAGAGTACATTTTTTTATCCAACCAGAATAAGTTGCTTTTGTTGTTCCGCCACTAGATGAATGAGTTTTATTTAAATAATCTGAACTTCCATCATTAAACCTTGCTGAGTTAGTTGTGAATAATGCTCTTTGAGGCCAAGTGTCAGTTACTTTTGCTTCGTACTGTTCTTCTTGTTGCCATACACCTGTTGCTGTAGTTGAAGTTGGAGTGTTTACAGTTCCGATAATTCCGCCATTTGCCATAGCTAATTACCTCCCTATACCGCTATAACGTCGTAAGATATAACTAAATCTAAATCTGACGCCGCACTTGCTCCGCCTTTTAAAACGTCAGCCTCCATTAAATATATTGGAGTATCTAATATAACTAAAGTTGCATCTGCTGGAACTGAAATAGTTTTTGCTAAATGAAAAGTTCCTGAAGTGTCAAAGTTAGTTACGCCAGCTGATGTAAAGTTGGCTTTGGTTACTGAAAGGGTTACGTCTGCTGCAGATGATCCATCAACGTTAGCGCATGTAATTCTATTTACTTTTAATAATTTTCCTGATGACACAGTCATCAAAGTTGTAGTTGTAGTAGCGGTTAAATTGTAACCTACCGATTCACCGTAAATTGTTGCTACTGCTACTATATTTGGATTCGCCATAATTTATTTCCTATATTGTTTTTTATCCGAAAATCATTGCCATTGCAATAGCTTTTCCTGTTGATATACCGCTTGAAGGCGTTGTAAAACTTAGTGTTCCAGAACCATCTGTTTGTAATACTTGACTTGCTGATCCATCTGCTGCTGGAAATGTTAAAGCATCGATAGTTACTGTTCCTGAACCTTTTGGCTGTATTGATACGCCAATATTAGTATCTCCACCAGATGCAGTAAGTGTTGGTTTATTCCCTGTAGCTGCGTTTGCGTATGTTAACTCATTGACCGCGGAACTTGTTGCAGTTAGTTTAAATAATTCATTTCCATTAGTATCTAAAATAGATGTTCCTATTTTAGGTGCTGTTAAAGTTTTGTTTGTTAAAGTTTGAGTTCCAGTTAAAGTTACATCTCCAGCAGGTAGAGTGTAAATATCTGGGTTAGTTCCATCATTTGCTGTTGCAAATAGAACTGCTGTTCCTTTATCAGTTGTTGCAAAAGTAAATGTATCTCCTGAACCACTTGCATATTTAAATTGAACTGTATATGCACCAGAAGTAGAGTTTCTTAAAAAATAAAAAGTTTCTACATCATTTGGAATTGTTACAACTTGATTTCCTGTAATAGAACCTGTGAACTCAATCATTCTTGCTTGACCTGTTCCAGTTAATGCACCATCAGCAACAGTTAAAGCTGTTGTATCTGCACCACCTGCAATTGAAAGTGATTTAAATCCACCTAATAATTGTTCTGCAAGGTCTAAATTTGCGTTTGTTTTTGTTCCCCATGTACCAGCATTTTCGCCAGTAGCCATTTTTTCTATACCGAGAGGTGTATAACTTGATGCCATAAATTTTATCTCCTATGCTGCTACATCTGTATAACTGTTATTTGATCCAGTTGCAACATCTGAATAACTATTATTAGTTCCTGTTGATACGTCACTATAACTGTTATTTTGACCAGGGTCAACATTTCCATAAGCAAATATATTAACTGTTCCTATGCCAAATGTAGCTGATTGACCAGTTAATCCAACTTGAATATCTGCTAAAGAAATTGATCCTACACTAGCACTAAATGATTGACCGGTTAATCCTAGTCCTTCTTCTACTGTTAAAGATCCAACACTAGATGTTATTGTTTGAGCTGTAGGTTGAATTAGTGCTCCTCCTAATCCAATAATAGAACCAAGTTGAGTTCCCATAGAAAGCCCAGAAACAATAACAGTATCGTTTGGTACAGTTATTGAACCTAAAGTAAATGTTGCTGCAATACCTGTTAAGTCTGCTTCTTGTGAAGAAGATCCAATTGCAGTTCCTTGTGCTAAAGTTATTTCCTGACCAGAAATGATAACAGTATCATTTGGAGCAAAAGCTGTACCTTGTGATAAAGTTAAATCTAGACCGGTCAAACCAATAGTCATGTCAGCTACAACTGGTACACCTAATGCAGCTGTAACTTGTTGGCCTGTTAAACCTAAAGTTACGTCATTAACTGTTAGTGAACCAACTGAAAGTGTTGCTGATAAAGTTGTATCAATTGTAACAGGAACGAAAGATTCACCTTGTGATAATGTAATTTCAAAACTTGTAAGTGTTATAACTTGATCAGGAATATCAACTGAACCAATGCTAGATGTAATTGATAAACCAGTTGGTAATGCAATAGCATCTTTGAGTTCACCCCATTCACCATCACCCCAGGATTGTGCTCCCCATCCAGTTTTTAAAGTTGTAGATTGATTCCAATTAGCCTGTCCCCAGGTTAACCGGCCCCATCCTGAAGTTGTCGACATGGTCGACCTCCTAAGCTAATCTGATTATTGCTGCTGAAGAATTATTTGCAGGAAACTCAATTTTAAAAGTTCCGTTACTTGCTGTTTTGTCACCACCAAAAGCTATAATAGCAACAGCATCAGTTGTGTTTGATCCACCGTTAGTTGTTGTATTATAAATCATTGCGCCATTTGCAGTGAAAGAGGCAGATGAATAAGTGACATCAGTAAAATCTGTAAATGCAGTCGTGCTTGTTAACCCAACTCCAGAATTTGTTAGAGCTGCACCACCTGCAGAATATGCAGATCCAGCTGTATTTGATATTTCATTTGAAGTTGAATAATCTGTTGTTGCTGCACCTAAAGATGCTGAACTTGTAAATAATGCTAATTTAAAAGTGTGTCCACCTGAAGACTCAAAACTGTGTTTGCCTTGTAAAAGTTCTTGTTTAAAACTTGAACATATTGCTGATGTTATTGCCATAATTTATCTCCTACGGGTTTGCTGAGGTTACTGGTATTCTAACTGCGCCGTCTGTGTAGTCGTCTCTTCGTCTTCTACCAACTTGCTCATTAGCAAACTTCTGTACCTCTTGTTTATATTTATTTTCATACAAAGTCAACATGTCTATCGGACCTTTTAAAAATCCATAAGCCTCTGATAAACAGCAATATAAAAGCCCATTTGGAAAATTCATACTAATATAATTAGTGCCACTACCTTCTAATAAAGCAGGCATTTTATTAAAATGTATTCTAGCTAAATAATTTGTGTTTGGTGTTGGAGATAAAAATATACGACCAGAAGTAGTGTCTGTGTCTCCTGTACCTCCTCCAAAAGAGGCATAATATTTTGGTTTACCTTGAGCTGTTGATGTTCCTGTTACATCTTGGTATTCTTGTAAATAACTCATATCTTTTTTTTCTAAAAATCTATTAGCTCCAGTAATAACGGAACTTGAATCATATACTTGAATTCCTCTAATAAACAAACATCCTGCAGGTGCGTTTATTGATTCTTGACCTGGAACAAGATTAATTGTTTGTTGTTTTCTATCTGCATCAATAGGCACATCTCTAAATATTCTGTATTGTGAATTTAAAATTATATTTTCACAAACAGCATCTGTTAAAACATTAGAATCTGTTTCTGTATAACTTCTTATTTGAGTTATTAATCCTGATGCACTTAATCCAGCCATTATACAATCCTCGCTAGTTCTTTACATTTTGGACAACGATGTTTATATTTATTGTGTTCATTACAAAAACCTTTAGGATGTAGCATCACTTCATGAGAATCCGTTTGTTCTTTAGGTGCAAATAAACTTTTTATCCAATTCCAAATTTTATTTATCATCCTTTAATTGTTATGGGTCCAACAGAACAACCATAACCTCCTCCTTTTACACCACCAGTTGTAGCAGTATCTGAATTAACTGTAAAGAAGAAGAAATTTGAAACTAAATAATCAGTTGTACCTCTTCCTGGATTTCCACTTCCTGTATCAGGAATATATTTTCCTGTTGTAACAGCATATCCTGAACCTTGTCCTATCTGTGCTCCTGTAATTCCATCAAAATTAGGAATTGTTGCATAAGCAAAAACAGGGCTACCAGCTGCACCACCAACTGGATTATATGGTGTGCCTGTACCTGGCGATATTGTAGGTGGTCCTCTAAATAAATATGTTGTACCGTTTGTTAAACCGTGTCCAGGTGAAAATACATTTATAATTCCAGAACCTGCAGCGTAAGTTTCAAAACCATTTTCTGTAATCATAACAGTTGTAACTGGTTCAGTTCTATCACTTCTAACATTTTTTAATGCAATACCGTCTGCAGAAAGAGGTTTCGGTTCTAATTGTGGTTGTTTTGGTTCAAGTTCAGAAACATGTACAAATGCACCATTCCATTCTTTAACCATTTCTCTATATGGAAACTCCATACCTGATCTATCTGAAATTGCTTTTGAACGTTTTCCTGTTGCATAGTTTGCCATTATGTTCCTGGGTAATAAGCTTTTGGTGTAATGTATGTACTAGAAGCTGAGCCATCTTCTGCAAGAGCTCTTGCTAATTCATCTTCATAATACAATTTCATTTGTTGAACTAATTGTGGTTGATACTTTTGTGCAAGATAAAATGCTAAACCTGCAACCATACAAGGGACAAATCTAAATGGTACATCTGTTGCATTTGTATAGTCTCCTGCATCTTGAATTCTTTTTATGTAATAGAAATGCATATCTTTAGATGCATTAGTTGAGTCAGGTGTTGGATAAACACTAACACTAACGTGATCGATAAATCTTTGAACCCAATATTGATTAGGTGTACCTTTTGAAAGTTTGTTTGAAAAACCTGCATAAGTAGATCTATCTACTTTTGTCATTGGACTATCTGATTGAGTTACAGCTGTTCTATTAGATCTTAACTGTGCTTCAAGGACATCGGACATTCCATACACACCATTTGGATTTGACGTAGCACTTGTGCCATCACTTGTTGCTCTAAAAAATTTATATTCAGCTTGTCCTTCTATTAAATCTAAATCTAGTTCATCTATTTCCCAATAGTGAATACCTCTATTACCCCATTCTTGAAATAAAATATTAAGAGATCTTCTAGCAGATTTAAGTTGATAACCTGCTACTGAATTTAATCCGATACGTTCGAAAGAATCTTCTATTATTTCATCAATAGCAAATGTTTTATCAAATGTTGTAGTTTCAGAAGTTGTATTAGCCATTTAGCCTCCTAGCCAGTATAACCTAAAGTGACCGATCCTGTTCCAGTTACATCTGCGTAGATAGTAGTTTCAAATCTAATACCATTTCCTGGCACATAGATATCTAATCCTTCATCTCCAAAAGTAGCTT